TGGTTCTTATGGTGGAAAAGCATGGAAGCCATTAAAGCCAAATTATTTACAGTGGAAGATTAAATCTGGCTATAATCAAGGTACTCTAGTTCGCACTGGTCGCTTGAAGCGTTCATATGTTTCTAGACCTATGAATATTGAACAATACTTAAAGAGTTCTGCAAAATATGGAACTAAAATTAAATATGCACAATATCACCATGAAGGCACAAGTAAGATGCCTGCAAGACCAGTAATGAAAGTTAGTAGAAAAATGACAAAATCTATTAATGAAATTGTTGCAGATTATTTAATGGGAAGAAAAACACAAGTTAAGAGGTTGATTTCATGACTACGATTATGCGTGGTGCAACCTATGTTCGTGAAGCAATTGCACAATATTTAGAAGATAAAATTCCAACAATTATTGATAGAGCGCGTGATGATTGGGGTGTGGATGAATACGAACTTCCATATCCAGTTTCATATCGTGAATATGAACCATATGCCTTAGACAGATATCCTCTTATTGGAATTAATGTAACTTCGGCTGGTAATTTCAATCGTGTTGATTATGATTTAACAATGTCTGAAAAGTATTTAACTAACTACACAATTAGGTTATTTACTTGGGTTAGAACTCCATTAGACGGTGCTGAACAGACCTTGAAGCCAGAATATAACCAGACCATTCGTTTAAGAGATGATATGGCTGCAATAGTCCGTGCTGCCATTTTGCTATCCCCAACAATTAACAATCTGACGGTTTTATGGGATGAAGACACCTTATCGGAAGAATACTCAGAAATTACCCCTGTAAAGGGCGATAGGTTCGTGGCTGGCGTAATCCACAATTTTGACCTACAAGTTGACGAGTCGTTGAGCCGTAATATTCTAGGAGATGCTGATAACATTAGCATTGACCCTGTAGTGCTTGTCGGTCCAGGTCAAGAGTTTACGCCGTATGAAGGAGAGGTTGACGAGGGATGATTAAAGTTTACAATCCACAGTCCACACCTTTGATTTATGGCAATGGAAAAACTATTGGCGGATGCGAATGGGCAGAGGGTACAACCGAAGAATTTCAGGAACTGCTAGATGCTAAGTTGGTTAAGGTAGTAGGTACAAAAACAGAACCTAAGACTGTAGAATCAAAACCTGCTGAAGAAGTTCAGGAAACTCTCGTAGTGTCAACTGATTCTGACGAAGAAACAGGGGATACTATGAAGAGAATTAAAAAACGCTCAGTAACCACAAAGGAGTAACCTAATGCCTGGTGTAAATGTAACTACGGCAACGCGCACTGGTCCGACAGCCGTTGTAACAGCCCCCTCTGGTCAATTTTTTGTGGCTGGACAAGCAGAGCGTGGTTCAACAACCGAAGCAACTCTGCTACTTGGCTTTGCCGATTTTGAAGAATATTTTGGCAACAGAGTAACTTACAGCCATTTATCTGACACAGTTAAAACCTTCTTTGAAGAAGGTGGCTCTAAGTGCTATGCAGTTCGTGTTGTTGGTCCTTCTGCAACTAAAGCAACTGTAACCCTAGATGATGCATCTTCTGCTGACACTCTTGTTGTCACAGCAGAAAACGCTGGTGCATGGGGTGCAGATATTGATGTTGTCGTAACTGGAACAACCACTAAATCAATCGCTATTGTTTATGATGGCGAAACAAAAGAAACTTTCACTGGAACAACTATTGCTGAAATCCTAGAGTCAGCAGCAGGTTCTCGTTGGGTAACAATTACAAGTTCAGGTTCAGCATCAGTGAACCCACTTCCTGCTAACGGTACATTCTCACTAACTGGTGGAACTGATGACCGTAGCAATATCACTGCAACACATTACACAGATGCATTGGAAAAATTCACAATCAATCTAGGTGATGGAGCAGTAGCAATTCCTGGAATTGGAACAACAGTTCATGCAGGACTAATTGCACACGCATCAGCAAATCGCCGTATCGCTCTTCTTGACCACAGCGAAACTGCAACAACTGCTAACTTGATTACAGCAGCAGATGCAGTAAACAGCGAGTATGCAGGTTTGTTTGCCCCTTGGGTACAAATCAGCACAGTAAGCGGTTCACGCTACATTCCACCTGTCGGATACATTGCAGCGATTCGTAATCGTGCTCATGTTGAAGCAGGACCTTTCCGTGCAGCAGCAGGAGGAATTGCAGTTGCTAGATTCGTAACTGGTTTGAAGTTTGAATACACACGCACTGAAGGCGATAACCTTGATGCAAATAAGGTAAATGCAATTCGTATCATTAACAACTCTGTCCGTAACTACGGATGGCGTTCACTGTCTGATGACACTGCTAACTATGCATTGCTAACTGGTCGTGACCTACTTAACCGTTTGGTAACAGAATCAGAAAAGCGTTTAGAGCAATTTGTATTCCAGACTGTAGATGGTCGTGGACAACTGCTCTCATCAATCAATGGCACTATCGTTGGTATCGTTGAACCATATCGTCAGGCTGGCGGTCTGTTTGAGAAGTTTGATGCAGATGGAAACCTCGTTGACCCAGGATATCTAGTTGAAACTGGAACTACAGTTAATACACTAGACAACTTGGCAAATAACGAAGTTAAGGCTCGCTTGTCTGTTCGTATCTCACCATCAGCAGCATTAATTTCCGTAACAATCGTCAAAGTCGGCTTGCTGGCTGGACTATAAAAAGGAGATAAGACAAAATGGCACTAAGCGCACAACGACAGTTTCTAGTATCTATTAGTGGTATTAATGGTTACTTCATGACCAAATCTGGTGGAGAAGTTTCTAGTGAATCTACTAAGGTATTTGAAGGTGGAGCAAAGACTCCAGAAATTATCACATCACCATCTGATGTTGATAATCTGACTGTATCTCGTAACTATGACCCAGACCGTGATGCTTCAGTACTTGCACAACTTCGTGCAAAGGTTGGAACAGAGCGTAAGACAATCACTGTTCAGCCAACTGACCGTGACTTGGTTGCAATTGGAAGCCCAATTGTTTACGCAGATGCTGTATTAGTTCGTATTGCAGAGCCTGAATATGATGCCAACAGTGGCGACATGGCTACCTACGAACTAGAGTTTGCTTGCAAGACCGTAGCCTAATTTCTTAAATTAAAGCGTTCCCAGTTGCGTACTGCTCACTTCTGTGAGTAGTATGCTTCTTGGGTATTTAACACCAATAACAAACTAGGAGAATAATGGCTCGTACAATCAATGCTGTTGACCCAGATATCAGTTCAACAGAAGAAGAAATAACAAAAACACCTAATATCATGTCTGCTCTTCGTGAAGAGTTAAAGAAAAAAGTCAAAAATGAACCAGTAACGCTAAAAGTAATTTCGCGTGAAGATACTGCTATCCGCTTTGATACCAATATTGAGGCTGGACTTGTACAACAGTGGCGTAAGCGTTCATCAGATAAATCAATGCCAGATGGGTTTGACCCAGTTAAATTTGCTTGTATCGTAATTGCAAATCAGGCTGAGGTTGTTGTCCATAAGGGCAAAGAAGCAGTAGGCAATAATGGCGAATATATTAATTTCAAGAACACGGAACTATTAGAGATGCTTGGCACAGACCGTGCAGTGGATGCAGTGCGTACAATGTATGGTGTGGATGGTCATATACTCCAAACCGCAGAGAGAATCTTTGTGGCTGCTGGATATGATGCTGATGAATCGGATATAGATAACGACCCTTTTTAGTAATCCTAGATGGATTAGAGCGTGATGTACGAGTACAGTCGGCAGCACGAATTGCTAGAACATTTAGGATAGACCCTGTATCTGTACTCAATGCAGACCAGTTTGACTGGATGATTCGTCAAGCAGCACATAATATAATCGTTAATGATGAAAAAGAGGCTTCCAAGAAAATGAAAAGTGGTTAGGTAGGTAGCAAATGGCAGAACAAGAACGCATTGAGATTCTTGTTTCGTTGCGTGATGCACTTACCAAAACAGCCAAACTTGTTTCAAAAGCACTTGACGAAATTGGTGACTCATCTACTACTTCTGGTGCAAAACTTGATAACTTTGACCGTAAGTTAAAAAAGACTGGTCGTACTGCTGGTAAGACAGCAGCACAAACAAAAGTTGCTGGAAGAGCAATTGATGATGTTGGTGATGAGGCTGTTGGTGCTGCGGTAAAGGTTGGAATATTTGACCGCGTACTAAAGCGTGCTGGTGGTGGGGGCGGAGGTATGAACCGCTTCATTCGTGTAGGTCGTGCATTTCGCCGTTTAGCATTAACAAGCATTATATTTTTACTTACTGACTTGGTTGGATTCTTAGCAACTGCATTAGTTGGACTCGGTGCTGCTGCCACTGCTGCAATTGCAGGATTAGCACCACTATCAGGATTATTAGTTGCTTATCCTGGATATCTCGCAGCATTTGCACAAGGTATGGGTCTTGCTAAATTTGCTACACATGGCTTGCGTGATGCAATCATGGACTTACTCACACCTGGAATTAGCGCAGAAGACTTAGCAAAAACTCTTGGTCGTCTTGGTCCTGAAGGACAAAAGTTTGCTCGTTCTGTGGCTGCATTACGACCACAAATGATGAAGTTAAAGAGTGAGATTCAAGAAGGCGTATTACCTGGATTTACCAAATTAGTTGAGTTATTCCAAGGAACTTACTTTGATATCTTTGCTAAAGGAATGCGTGGTGGAATTGATGTAATTAATCAATTCACTGCTGGACTTGAAGAATACTTAAAGACTACTGATGCACAAGAGGCTATTGGTCGTATCTTTGATAATAATAATAAAATTCTAGGGAACTTTGGTCGCGCTGGACTAGGAATTATTAAGTCACTAGTAAACCTCCTTGATGCAGCAGGACCAATGTTAATTGATTTATCTGATTCAATTGCTAAGTTTTTTGAAAATACTGCAAAATATACAGAAAAGAATAAAGGCTCTCTCACTGAATTTTTTAATACTGCACTTAAAGTTGCTAAGAATGTATATCGTTATTTCAAATTAGTTGGTGGTGGCTTAATCGGGGTAGGCAAAGCATCTATGGGTCTTGCTAAAG